ATGGCAAGTTCTTTGAGTAATCCTCTAAAGTGTCCACTATGAGCAGATGCAGTAGGATATTCTTTAATGATTAATTTACCTTTTGCTTTCTTTTGTAATCTTGTAATCTTATCATCAAACATTTTCTTAGGTAGTTCATGCAAATCTGGAATACTAATATTCATCATGTTTGCATCTATTCTTTCTGCAATCCTTTCTTCTGCCATTTCTAAAGTGATGTATAAAACATTCTTTCCTTGTGATAAACAATTTGCAGCTTGATGACACATGAACAATGATTTACCAACACCTGTACCAGCAAGTGCAATATTCAAAGTCTTAGGTGGAAGTCCACCTTTAGTAATCTTATTAAAGAATTCTAAATCAAAAGGAATCCTTTCTTCTTTGTGATGATAGTAATCAAATCTAGATTCTGAATCTTCCAGATAATCATGACCCACAGAGTTATCAAATGAAACTGCAAGTGCTTCAGTTAAAATGTTTGGAATAGAATCTGGTGTCTTATCTTTAGACCTACCATCTATAATACCAACACCCTCTACGATTGCATTATAGATTGCTTTATCTTTACAAAACTTTTCTGTAGTATCTACTAACCAATCAAAATTTATAGATTCTTTTTTAAGAGTTTTAATTATCTCAACAATCTTATTATGTTCAGTATCATTTAAATCTTTTCTTGTACCAACTTCAATCTCTAATGATGTTTGAGTTGGCATTTTATTATACTTGTCCACAAAACTTTGTATTTCGTCAAAGATGATTCTTTCTTCTTTAACATCAAAGTATTCTGGTTTTATAAATGGTAAAACTTTTCTTGTATATTCTTCGTTGTTTAAAAGATTAGTTAAAGTTGTCCTTTCTATCGTCTGGTTCTGCATATTGCTCCTCAATTATGTCTACCAAAATATCACCTATGAGATTCATAAAATCATCTCCAAAGTTTTCTTTTGGTACTGCATTATTATCTATTATATCAAATTCAAATTTAAATGGCATATTACCATCTTCTGTTTCTTCACCTAGTGAAACATTTCCATACTTATAAATTACACCAGCAAACTTACCACCCTTGATACCGATACAAGTTTGGTCTTGTGTTTTACTTTCCACATAAACATATGATTCTTTAATATTAGACATAGTGTAAATAAGTTTGCATTATATATTTTGGTTCATTTATTGGTTTTGTTCCAGCATGTAACCAAGGCCACATTGGTGGAAACATTAACATACTACCTTTCTTACATTCAGCATATTTGTCTAACTGTGGAAAAGTAGTTTTACCTTCTTCATTATCTGAAAGATAAATAAAGAAAACTAAAAATCTTGTGGATGTTAGTTTAGAGTTTACATCTACATGTGGTCTAAATTCATCATGGTCATTTGGCATATATCTTTTTATACGAATAGGCTCCCAAGTATATTTACTTGGCATTTGTTGTGGGGCAACACCTGTGTCTGTTAAATATGTTGTAAAACTATTTGTAAATATTTCTGTAAATGTTTCTATTTCTTTACTCCATATTTGTGGTGACTTTGCCATTCTTATTTGTGTAAAAATCATTCCTTTATCATCAAATTCTTCGTGTTGATTTTCAAACTGTTCAAACTTATCTATAATATTGTCACAAGTTTGACTGTCAAGTATATCATCATATGTTTTAATTAAATTATCCATTTCTTATTGTCCAATCTATTGCGATTCTTTTTTTATCGGTTATTATATCTTCTGCCTTATGTGGTAGTCGTGGGTTAAAAACTATAAAGTCGCCAGGCAACAACTTATGTAATGTTCCATCATGTTGGAATCCACCACCATCACCGTCTTTCCAATCTGAATTAATTATACCTAATACTTTAATGATTGGTGTATCTTTCAGTTCATCTTTTTCATGGTCTGTATGCAGATTATCTTCTCTATGTTTATCTTTCATAGAGATACCACAAAACAATAAGTCTAGGGGAACATCAACATTACTTTGTTTTGCTTTCTCATGAATCATCATTAACAAACTCATAGACACACCAGCCAAAAACTTATCATGGATTGTTGTTCCTTGTATCACATCAATCTTTGCATGTTTATCTTCGAATGGTTTACCCATTGGATAATTAAAATTCCACTTAGTAGATTTCGTAACTTGATGTTTAATGAAATCTAAAAATAATGGTGTGCAACAATTATTTACTATCGTTGCCATACATAAACTCTTTCTTTACAGCGTCTTCTAATTGTTTCATTACATCTTCTGTAAAATATTTTTCTGGGTCATTGTTAATTGTTTTCCCATACTGTTTAGTTCCATCTGGTAACTCAATACGAGTTGATACTTGTTTAAATATTCCATGTGCAACTGCTAATTCAAGTAGTCCATAATACTTATCAAGTCCTTTATCATAAGTTAATAACACATCAACCATTTTATTTTCCATAGTTAATCTTGATTTATGATTCTTACAATGAATTATGTTACCAATAACTTCTGTACCATCTTTAAATTTTTTCTTTGAAAGATAGATAATACTTGAAGCAGCATACTTCAATCCAGAACCACCACCCATTTCTTTTGTTGGGAACATAGAACCTACAACATCATAAGTATGATTAGTTACCACCATTGGTACTTTTGCTTTTCCAAGTTTTAAAGTTAAAACTCTAAATGCAGCTTTCAGTATTTGTGCTCTAGTCATATCTCTAGTTTCTTTTCCTGCCTCTGTATCTTCTACTTCTTTTGTAGTGGATAACATACCAAGCGAATCTAAACATATAAACAATGGTCTTCTGATATCTACATCTTGTTGCATATATCTATCTAATACTTTGAGTGCTTGATGTCTAAACTCTTGTACAGTTGTTACAGGAAGTATTACCATTCTGTCTGCATCTATACCTCTATCAACAACCATCTGTTTTGTAATTGCACTTTCTGATTCAAAGTATACAACACCAGCATTTGGATTTTGGTCTAAAAAGTTTTTAACCATTCCCATGAGGAAGAAAGTTTTTCCTGTTGCACTTTCTCCAGCAAGAGCAGTTATTTTATTCTGTGGAAGTCCACCGTACATTGAACCAGAAATCAATCCATTGAATATATAAGAACCTGTATCAATAAAATTTGATACATCTCCTGCCTCTACACCTTCTGAAACGACAGCGGCATATTCATTTCCTGTTTCTTTAATCACATCTTTTAAAAAGTCATTCATTATTATCTCCTGTTTCCCTAGTATTTTGTAAATCTAAATAATCAAACATATTTTCATTTGGTTTTGCATCAGAAAATGGTAAAGGATTTTCTTTTTCTTTTTTGAATATCCTATCCCAATTATCTTCAAAAGTCTTTTCATCAACTTCTCTCGGTCTTCTTTTATCTCCTTTTCCTGCCATTAGAAAAACCCCTCTAGTGTTCCTTGTGTTCCATAACTATCATCTATCTGCCACTTTATAATATTAGTAATAAATTTTAAAGGTTCTACAAATGACTTTTCAAACTGCATATCATAATCAATAAAGTTATGTAAGTTTAATTCGTTAGGTAACTTAGTCATAAAAGATATTGATGTTGACTGATAAACATTTGGTGTTTTCATATGTAAAAATTTAATCTTATCACCTTCTTGAATGTAAGGATATTTTCCTTGTAATTTTTTATCTTGCAAAAGATGATTATATAGTATTGCACCCTTACAATGTATTGGAGCACCCTTCTTAAATAGATTATGTGATTCAGTCCATTTAGTTAATCCATTTACAGAACGAGGATAAGCAATTAATTCTGGTTTTAAATTCATAAACTCTGTTCTAAAATCTTGTATAAAACTATTTAATACTTTATCATCTTCGTTCATAATAATAGTTAGTGCTTCTTTAATCTTTTCACGACATGCAGCTGGGGTAGATGACTTAACTGCCTCAACACCCATGATTTTTAGTTTAGGTTCTTTATAACGAACACCCTCAACATCATGTGCATTTAAAATATATCTTTTCTTCGCAACCCAAATACCTTTGTCTGCAATCACTTCTCTTTTCATTTGCATTTTTTGTTCGTATGCATTTACATAGTCAGCGAGTTCTTGATAACTTTTATCAATAAAAGGTTCAATTTTCTCTTTAGCAACTGTGTCCAAAAACTCCACGATTTTTTTGTTGTCTGTGTCTGATACGAACACTTTACTAACCAACTTATCAAATGTGATATAGACCGAATCCGTATCACTCGCAATGATGTAGTCCTCTCCTCTGGTATTAAGTATTTTATTAAGATACTCGTTAAGACTGTGTTCAATAAAGCGAATAGCAAGTTGCCCACTTGTAGTAATCGCTTCGGCAACCAAAAGATTGTAATACCTAAACCATACATTGCCGATAGCACCATATGCACTATTGAGAGAAATCTTTTTAGCCATCTGAATATTATTGAACTTAGATATATCCCTAAGTAATTTTGGGTCTTTTGTTTTTTCATAATCTTTTTGTGCCTCAATCATTAATTGTTTGAACTTAACTCTATCGTCATACATCTTTTGCATGAGTTCTGGTAAGAAACCTTTTTGTGTTATTTTAAACAAAGCACCATTCGGTGTCATTGTTGCATCTTTTAATATTGATGTATCTACCTCTTTATTTAACATCTTTTCAACTGACATGTTTTTAACTGCTTTATCTGCAACTAATGTTTCTGGTGAAATATTATATTGCATAATCAAATGTGGATATAGTGAATTTAAATCAAATGACATTACCCACTTATGCAATCCTACGATTGGGTCTTTTACATATGCACCTTCAAACTTATCACTTTTTTCTCTTTGAATCTTTTGTGGTATAACAATATTCTTTTTTCTTAGTTCATTGTAAATGAGTATATCCCAATATTTTACAGAACCTAACACATCCATATAATTAACTTTTGCATCATAAGCCATAGTCAAACATAACTCAATCAATCTCATTTTATCTTCTAGTCTATCAACAATCTCCACATCTTGTATAGTAGAGTCAATGAACGATTGGAAGTCCTTTAAGTACCATTCTCGGAATGTTTCGTATGGGTTGTCATCTTTGGACTCTCCTAACTCTACATGTGCTATATGGTCAAGTCTGTAACTCTCACGACTACTAT